GCCGACATGACGCTTGCTGCCTTGTGGAGCAGGGATGCCGATCGTCTTCCAGGAAAAGCACTTGTTCATTGATCCTTGAGGGACAGCCTGGTCTTGCCTTTGAAGGTCTTCCAACAGTATTCCTCACGAGACATGATGTATTCGCGAGTGTAGATGGTTGATCCGCAGGCGTTGCACTTGAGGTGCCTGAGCGTGAACTGCTCGTAGGGGTACGTCTTGATAACACGGAAGTTATCAGCGTTGCAGTCTTTGCAGTTGTGTCTCATGCTTTGAAGTAATAAGAGCATTCTGAGGCGAAGGAGCCACCGGCTTCGGGGATGTCAAGTGAGCATTCACCATCCACCCATTGACGACACCCATGGCAATCAAGAACATTGCCTTCAGCAAAAAGGTAATTCCTGAGGTGATCAAACTTTTGCTGGAGCGCTTTGTACTTGTCGACCGTCTCTTGATCGACTTCGTAGATCGTCCAGGCGTGACGGCACGAGGAGCAGCGACGCCTGACGCGTTTCGCTTGATCTCCGAATGTTGTGTGCATTTCAATGACTGTGACATTTCTGGCATGGCACTTGGGGCAGTTGCGTCCACTCATGGGTTGATGCGTTCGAAATGATGACCGTTGACGGGTGATTTGCGAAGGACGGCTTTGTAGATACCGTTGGAGCTGATGAAGTAATCCTTGCCGGCGTCGATGTAGGAGCTGTAGATCTTGCCGGTTTCGATGCACCTAACAGGCTGTGGGGCACGAATGCCTCGATTACGTGTTGGGTGCTGCTCAAGGATGCGCTCCACGAGTTTGGTGTCCTCAAGCGCGATGAACAGGTTGATGCGATCAAAGCCACCAAACAGCTCTGGCCGCTTGCGAGCGAATGCTTTTAGATCATTAATTTGGATGTGAACAAGACTGCCAGGTTGCTTGCTTTTTTGTGTGTACTCAAGACCAATTTTGCACCAGTGCCTGATGGTGCTTGGGTGACAGTCAAGAACACGGCCGAGGCTGGACAGGGTGAAGTAACCGATGCGTGGATCGATTGAGTAGCCCAGTGCTGCGAGCTTGCTCTTGATGGCATTGATGCTGCGCAGGGGGCGCTTGTGTCTTGATGCAACTGCATTGAAGACATTGTGCAGGCGTTTGATTGGGAGCGTTTCAGCAATTGATGAAAGGAACTGAACATCTTCAGGGCTCCAACGAGCACGATTTTTTGTGGAAAGGAGCCTGCGGCATTCGATTGAGCAGGTTTGACGTTTGCTGAAACGATTTTTGCTGATGGGTGCGACGTGAAAGTTTGTACCGCAGATCAGGCAGTTGCGGGATTCAAGTTCAGTCAAGGGTCAGGCAAAGATGAACTCTGAGGGTGTGCGAGCGATGAAGCGCATTGTTTCAACAACGGTGCGTCCATCAGGTTGAAATTGATTGTCTTCATCCAGGGCGCGTTCAAGGATGTCAGCCATTTTGTCGATGGCAGCACGCGCTTGCTTGCGACGTAGATCTGTGATGTCGACAGAGGTTTGACGATCGATTGCGTAAGCAACGAGGTCAATAACGTTGAAGTCTTCGTTCATGATTTTGTGGTGTTTAAGAGTCGTTGCATGTACCAGATTGCTTTGCGGAGTGATTCGGTAGCGCCTTTGTGCTGTTCACGCCAGACGTATTTGATGACGTTGCCCTTGCAGTAGCCACGAAACTCTTCTGGTGTGAGCGCTGCTTGAATGGCATCAATGCATTCAATATCGCCTTGTGTGTAATGCGGTGGGTGATTGACGAGGTCAGTCATCGAGTTGCTCCAGTGCGCGGCGAATAGTGTCAAGTGCGCCAAGGGTTTCTTTGCTAAATTCATTTGTATCCCAAAGCATGTCCACTCTTTCAAGTTCAGCCAGCGCCTGCTCCTTCAAGCTCGGCGGCTTAGAGCGGCGGGCGGCGCGGAGATCTTCCACAGCCTCGTGTTCGTATTTGAACCACCCTTCGCTGACTAGCCACTCACAGCACGCCTCCAGCTCCTGGTCAGCCCCCCATTGAGCAGCACGGTTGGCGATGTGCAATTCATAAAGCCAATCGCGTTCGTCGTAGCATTTTTCTGAAGCCCATTGCTCTACTAATTCGCGAGGTGGGGTGATGGGGTGGGTCATTGTTCAATCTCCTGCTCTAGTTGCGAAGCGATCTTGTCAGCCCACGCCATCAGATCACGAACGCGAACCATCTGACTGCCATCTTCAGGACCTTCAATGACACGCCAATGGCATGGCGAGGTGTCCCTGATGGCGTTCTCGATGACAGCGCGGATGAGTTGAGCGCCAGTGGCGTGAAACTCTTGAAGTTTGGAACTGTAGTCAGTCATTGAAGTTCACCGTTAAGTAATCCAACACTCTCTTGTCTTCCTCTGGCAGGTTCTTGAACAGTCGCCAAAAAGCCTTGAATAAAACAAATCCAGTTACGCCAGGAAAGAAAAGACCAACAAAGCTGCAAGCAAGAAAAATAAAACGAACTTTGATTGTTGCAGAAGCCTTGATTAGCTTCATCAATTCAGAATCAGTCATATGAAATTAGATTGAGGTGCGAAATCGCCAAAGTATTGTTTGACGGCTGCTTGTCTAACGGCTGCCGCCTCTTCCAAAGTTTTATAATTTCCCAGGTGTTTTTTAATTTTATCAACAGTTATGAATGCTTTGTATCGCTGAGCTTTTTTATCCCAGCAAACTCCGAGTACGCCTGTTTTGTTGTTCGATTTTGCTTTTTCTTGATTCATTTGATTTTGTGCATCATTAACAATCCGGAGGTTTGAAATTCTGTTGTTATATTTATCACGATCAATATGGTCAACCATGCCTTCGGCCGGATCCTCTTTAAAATGTAAATACCAAAAAATGCGATGCGCTTGATATTCGCTATTTTGAAACCTAATTACCCAATAATCTGATTTTTTGGTGCCGGCAACAGTCCACGCTTTCGTGTTTTTTGCCGGACTTTTTTTCCAATAACAAATTCCAGTTTCTGAATTATATTCAAAATACTCTTGAAGGACTTCAAGGGCTGGAAGGGGTTTTGATTTAGTCATTTTCTTTTTGTTTGATAAAAGTTTCAATTGAGTCAATACGATTGCCTAAAATATTTTTGTAGAATTGAGCACGAAATTCTTGATTCGTTAAATCCTGTTCTAATGCCTGTATTTGTTCACGAAGATCCAAAATGCAGGCATAAGCAGCAATATTTGAGTTTTCCCTGAGATCCAACCAATGTTGAAACGTTGAGGAATTGCTTGTTTTAAGGCTTTCTTCGAGCTTTTGAAGACGAGTTAGAGCTTGTTTAATCAATGAAAATTGAGTCTCAAACTTGAGTCTATTTCTTGTACCCGCAAGAATTTCGCCCAAAGAATAAAAAGCTAATTCTGTTGATGTCATTTCCATTTTAGTATTTGTCATGCCCGAACTGTCCAGAAAGGAGTGCCAACCTTTTGCCTGGCTGTACCGATTGCAACAGCGGTTGACTCCAGCTCCTTAAGCGCTTCCGCAACAGAAATGACTTCAGGGCAGGTGCTGTAGTCATAGCTGACACGACCTGTGCTGTAGACGAAGTTGATGTCCTCGAAGTGATACGTGTTGTTAGCGTCAGTCTTGAGATGTTCCAAGTCACCAGCAAGCAAGTACTGCGTTAGTTCTGCCTGCAGATCCTTGATTTCGGTTTCAAGGGCACGCTGCTGCTGCTTTAGCTGGGCTAGTACGCGCAACGAGTTTTCGGCACGTTTTCGATAGGTGCTTGTCATTTGTTTGGATGTAAAGGTCGGTGTAAAAAGCGATCAGAAAAGCTGAGATCAGGAAGAGAGTCGCGCGCATTCTTGTCGTGCTTCAGGTGAAAGCTGTTCAGCAAGGGGATCAGGGTCAGACGTGTCAAACCACTGAATCTCATTCCAGACATCCATGTACTCATGCGCTGCACGACGTTTGGCGTCAACGAAGCTCAAGGCTTCAACGTAATCAAGGATGTTGGCTGATTTGATCTGGAAGTAATAGCGTTTTGTGTTCATAGAAGGTGGAGTTCAATGAAACGTTTGGCATCAGGAAGGTGCGTAAAAGTTTTCCGGTATGTACACCAGAAATCGTCAATAGGATCTGTCAACCAGACAGCAAAGCCATCTTTGTGAGAGGTGATTTTGGCGATTGGAGTGCCGTCGTGGAAGGCGACGATTGGGAAGCCCCCCTTGGCACCCTCATACTCTACACCCCTAGTGGCAGGCGTCAAGGGTTTTGCAGCGAATACGCAGTAAGTCGTTGAGTCCAATGCGTCTCATGGCGTTTCAGATCCTCGCCCGCTGCAGCAACCGGGTAAGCCGGCTGATCAGGGAAGGCATACAGCGCAATGAAACGCTGCACCTGAATCCCATAGTTCTCCGCTAGGCACAGGCGGTAAGCCTGCAACTGACACATGGCCTCATCGCTGATCTGCTTCGTCGGCTTGGCTTTGTTGGGCGCTTTGGTCTTCAGATCAAGCAGGCAGAACTCACCGTTCAGCTTGACGAGGGCATCAAGAGTGCCGGCAAAGGGGACGATTCCTTCATCGCTGCAGACTTGATGCTCTGTGCAGACCACGTGATCAAGGCTGTTCCAGAGGGGTGACTTCAGCAGGTTCTGACACCAGGGCGCGATCGCCTCAGGCATCTCCGGGTTTTGCTTCAGCAGGAACTGCTCGAACCAGTCATGAATAGCAGCACCACGACGAGCGGCCTGATCACGGGTCTCGTCAGGGTCACCACCCTCTTGGATGATCTTCTGACGCCAACGCCTGAGGGCTTGCTTCGTGGCTTCTGATTGTGTTGCAGACAGAACGCTCGTGATACTGGCGTACCTGAGGTCAGGACGCGCTTCATTCCAGTAGAAACGCGGCTGTCCTACAGGGTTGCGCTGTATCAGTGGCAGGCGCTGCAAGGGCACAAGCTCGCTACTGCTTTCATGCATGGTAACGAGCATCACGGGATCAGGGCAGTGTCAGGCGATTCATCGTCATCACGAAGCAGGTTTCTGTAAACAGGGGCTTGCACATAGGCTTTTTGTAACGCAAGAAAACGGCGGTATTCAGCAAAATTGAGTTCGGTGCCAGGTGCAGGCTTGTCAAGATCCTCCAATGTCCAGTAGCCCTTGAGAATGCCGCGACGCAGAAGATCACGTGCAGCAGATGGATCAAATGTGCGTTTCATGAATGCGATTGAGGTCGTGAATGATTCCGCGCAGATCATGCATTGAATGCAAGACAGCGGGTTTTACAAAGTAGGCAGGGCGCCCATGAGCTGGGTCAAGTTTGAATTGATCCTTCATGATCCTGTGCCCGTAACTCCAACCATGCAGCCTGACGATGTGGTCTTGACAGGTCGCATGAACGAACACCTTGTAAGGGTCATCATCAAGCTGCACAACAAGATCCATCCAATGCTTGGATCTGGTTTTCACGTCGATGTTGGGTGGCAAATCGACAGAGCCGCGTTTGGGTGTTTTGTCCTTGAAAATCTGAGATTCAATGCCCAGAAAACAAGCAGTTGCAAGCTCTCCTTTGGCGCCAAGAACATGGATCTCAAGGGCTTTGTTGCCGCTCGCGGGTCCAGCATTGCGTCCAAGAAGACCTAATCCCTCATTTGTTTGTTGCCGCCGGTTTGCTTCTGCAATTGCTTTCTCCAGGACGATTGGGTCAAGTGACTGCTCAATGTAGTGAGACGATGTCAAAACTCGGTCTCCTTGTACGAACCAAACGAATCAAGGCGTCCCCACACTTTTTCCTTGACGGCAATCATGTACTCCTGTTCAGCAAGGGGATGCTTGACGAAACGCGACGACTTGGGGTTGTTGGGATCCTCCTCGCCTGCATTAGGACAAAAGGTCCAGTAGCGCCCTTCTGAGTCGTAACGACCGAGCGGGTGGCCGTAGCTGCAGTTCGGTGGCGGCGATTGGCTTTTGGACGGGGCGAAGCTGGTCTTGGAGCTCTTGGGATCAGCAACCTGCCAGACGTAGGTGCCGGCAAGCTCAGGGGCGTACAGCTTCATGTCAGTCGTACACAAGGTAACCGCCGATCATCTGAGGACCGGCAGGGACGTGATTCTCAAGCAAGACGGCGTAGCGCTCATCCCGCAGCCAGCGGAAACAGTCTGGAAGGGGTGCGCACCACTCGTTCAGGGTCGTAGCCCTCTTGACCTCCTCGACGGCCTTCTGAGCGGCTTCCACGAGCCTCTGAGGAGTCTCCTGCTTCAAGGCGTCACCCCAAGCCTCGAAGGCCTTCTTCTTGCTCTGCGCGTTGGCCTTCAGCGGGGCTCGCTGATACTCGTTCCAAAACGCCGTAAACGCTTCGTCGTAGTCCGCTCGAACGCGCTTTTTTTTCGAGTTTGCAGCTTTAATTGATTGATTGTTTAGAAGTTCTTTTTTTAAAGAAACACTAGTATTACTATCAAGAGAAGAAATAGAGGCTTCGCTCCCGTTCGGTCGCTCCGCCAGCGTAGCAGGCGTGTCAAGCGTTTGCTCCAGTAGAAGGGCGCAGAAGCCAGACAGGGAAAGGGATTCCGGCTTTTTTGCAGCCAGTTTTTCGGCCACAGAGTCCGGTAATCGCAAGTAGAGAGGCTTTGGCATTTGCTTGCAGATGCTTGCAGATCGCAAAAATTGCTCGCAAACCTTAGCAGCAAAAATCCGCAAGCATTGCTTGCAATGTGTTGCAGATCACAGTCTCAACGAATCCATTTGAGACGCAGCCCAAACCTTGACAATGTGGGTATGGTGTTCAGGTACTCACGCCATTGCCATGGCCATCAAACTCACCGCCAAGCCCTCCAGCGCCAAGACCGTCATGCTTCAGCTCGATCCTGATCTGTACAACCGGATCAAGGTCAGCGCCAAGCAGCACAACATGAGCGCCGCTGCTGCCATGCGTCAGATCCTTGAACAGGGCATCGAGCAAGTCGAAGCTGCCAGCGTCTGATGTCAGACACAACTCCCGTCTTCCCCAACCTGGCGGGAGTCATCACTCTTTCTGACGTAAAACAGAAAGGGACTGGCTCCTACGCCGCAGACTATGTCCCCTGGGCAAAAGTCACCCAGCTCATGAACGAGCACGCCAATGGCTGGCTCCCTGAACTGGTCCTGACCGTCAAAGGCGATCCCATTCACGTGGCACCGAACAACACGGGCTATTTGATGATCAAGTTCTTCCATTCAGAACTTGCCTTTGAGACCCCGCCGTGGCCATACGCCATCACGGACAACAGGAACAACCCAATCCCGTTTGAGAAGATCAGCGCTCGTGACCTTGCCGACTCGCATCGTCGTGGCATCTGCTCTGCAGCCGCTGCTTACTTCTCCTTGGCTTACGAGCTTTGGGCACGCGAAGAGGTGGCCGCTTCTTCTTCTGAGACAGTTGAGACTCAACCTGAGACTCAGTTGCTGACGATCAGGCATGAAGCGCCTAAGCAGGCGAGCAAACGCACGCCAAAGGCCGCGAATGATGCACCTGCACCACCTGCAGAAATCAACGAGGCCGTCGTCAAAAAAGGCTTGATCGACACCTGCGTCGACCTCATCCAAGCCAAGCTCGACTCCATGCACCAAATCTCCTGGATTGCCGACAAGGCCACCAAGTGGGATCTGGACGCCTCTGGCAGTAAGCTTGCCCAGATGACAGTTGATCAATTGCAGTCCTGCATTGATGAGCTGCGAGCCAAGCCTGACCTGCAAAAGTAATGGCCACCCCCGCAGGACGAAAAATGCGGGTGCAAGTTCTACTTGACCCTGAAGCGCTAGAGCGTATGGAGCGTGAAGTCGCGCTTCGTTACAACTCAGACTCCAGGGTCACAGTTTCTTCTCTCGCAAACGAGATCATCAAATCTCACTACGCAATCCTTGAACCAACAGATGGCTAACTCATCCGCATTCAATGCGAAGTTCCGCATTGTTGAAAATCGCAATCGCAAAACTGACAAATCTCCTGAGGAGAACATCATTGTTGACTTCACTGCCAAAGAAGCAGTGCTGGCAGCTAACTACCTGATGACGATGGCTGAACAGGCAGAAGCCGGCAACAAGACCATCCGCATCTATACCGGCAAGGACACCTTCAACGAAGAAGTTGGCTTTAGCCTCTGGGGCGGCCTGTGGGGCAAGAAAGGGTCCTTCAGCCCGCTCAAGCCTGACAGCGTGAACGATCCCATGTTTTGATGGACTTCGACGCCCTTTTCCCTGAACTGCCGTTTCCTAAAACTGGACCCGGCGTCTCTTATTGCATTGCTCCATCTCAACGGATGTTCGATTTTGAATTACGCATTCCTGGCCAGTGCCCCTTGCGTGGTTGTATTCGTGCTGTTGACAAAGATGACGCAAAACGTTTGTTGCTCAATCGGCATCCAGCCGCCAGTAACATTCAGATCGGAAAAGGGCGCGAAGTTTTTTCTACAGCAACGCCGACTTGATCCCTCCTAATGGCACCTAAGAAGTACGACCTGAGAAACCTGCCGGGTCACCTCGCTCGCTTTCTCGATACAGAATCCAAGACGCCAGGCGCCACGGACATCAACGCGATGAACAACCGTTTTTACCTGCTCGAGGCGTTGTACAAGAAAGACGGTCGCGACAAGAAAAGCCATCCCCTGTATGGCGTCTACACCGGTCTGCGGCAGAAGTACGTCAAAGCTTGATCCTTCATTAAAGTCGCGTGAGAGCTTTGGACAATTTGCCTAGCTACCGTTCAGGGAGATGGTTGCCCGTCATGGCTGCACCTAACGGCGATTTTCAGTTCACCGAAGGCCATGTCAGGCTTCTGCTCTGGATGTGCGAGAACCATCAGGACTGGCTTGACTCAGCATCCAATGAGATCCTCAGAAACGGCGAAATGCCATCTGAGAATCTGATGAACTGCCGTGAGGGCATCACGGATCTCAAGTGCTGGGGTCTGCGTTTGCTTGAAATCATTGAAGCGACGCCAGATGATGACGATGATGAAGACGACGACTTCGATGACGAAGACGATGACGATTCATTGGAATTGGGTGATTTCGCAGCGCATCTCGAAAGACAATGGGTCGTACATCGAGGTGCTCGAGGCCGAAGGAGCCGAAACCCTATACAGAAGCTGCGCTCATGGCTACTGTCGGTACTCGAATGATCTCTGGCAGGCTGAGATCTACTGCGATCATCTAGCCGCTCGCGTCATCCCACGCCCAGCTCAGACATCAGCTCCAGCGGACTGATTGGTTTGCGTGTGAGGTTGCTGGCGGCTTCCTTGGCTGCCCATTGAGCCATCATGCGTTGTTGATGCGCGAGCTGGTTCAGCATGAGCGCCATCTTGTACAGGCTGTAGATGTCGCGATCGGCAAGCATCTCCTGGATCACCTGCGCCGTTGCCGCCTCGGAGAATTGACACTCGGGCGTGGCTTCAATCGGGTGCCAGTCCATGAGCGGCTTCTGCAGCTTGTACTGCCATACTCTCGTTATCAAAGCATTCATTGACGTAGAAAACAGTATTTGTCTTCACAAACCAAGGACGCCAGTATCCATGCAGGCCGTAGCGTACCCACACGGCTCCGCAGCCGTCACTGGAAAGAGGATTTGGTGTCATTTGCGTTTATGTCTTTCTTCGGCGTGTAATCCTCCCTAGGATTGGCTCATCGCGGGAGGCGCTATGCACTCTTGGATCGACGAGACCAGTCTGATTCCCAAGAGAGAAACAAGAGCGCAATTCAGGTTAAAAATCTTTGAAGCCTTTGATCACCGTTGTGCATACTGTGACAAGCCGGCTCAGTCGCTTGATCACATTATCCCAAGACACAGGGGTGGGCAAACTGTTGTAGAGAATATGGCACCAGCATGCCTGCGCTGCAACGGATCTAAAGGATCAATGGAATGGACCCTCTGGTACAGAGAACAGGAATTTTATTCAATGAGTCGCGAAATTGCGATCTGGCGTTGGATTTATCAGTTCAGGGATTGACCTTGGATCCTGATACTTTTGTGTCGTTGTTGTAATGCCCCACCTTCGCGTAACTAACGAGTGGTTGGGCACTCATTTCAAAGAAAATAATCTGTCCTATTTTTAACCATGGGTACAGAGGCAGCGAGTGCATCTTGCGTGCATTTTGCAGCTCCAGCGTCAGTTTTGAGCCGTGCCAACCTGGATCACACCAGCCTGCAAGCATGTGGCTGTACCCTGCTCGTGCCCTGCTGCTCTTCAGCGCAAACTGCCCGCAGATGTGCTCTGGCAGGTTGAAGGTCTCCACCGTCTCAGCCAAGACAAACTCACCAGGCCGCAGCCAGTAAGGATCGTTCTCGCTGTACCCCTTGAGGCTGACCAGCTCCAGATCCATGTCCAAAGCACGCTCGATCATCAAGTGATCACCCAACCGCACGTCGAGGGACGCAGGGTTCAGCAGCGCTTCATCGAATGGGGTGACCATCTGTGACCCAACGCAAAGGTCACGGATCTGCCAGTCACACAGGACAGCCATCAATAATCCCAGCGGATGCGTGGTTTGCCTGGTCTCATGCCTAGATGCACGAAGCCCTTCTTTGCCCCGTAGCCAAGGCTGTACGGCCAGGTCTGGTCACAGTACTCCTGCACCTTGTAGATGTCTACGTCTTTGATCCAGAAGTCCAGAGCGCCTGTATTGGGCTTGTCGTAGAGGTGTTCAGAGTTGCGAGCACCGCCGACAGCATTGTTCACAGCAGGTGGTCTGTAGCCACTTGTGATGATGATTGGCTTGTTGCCGAAGTGCGTCCTGACCTTCTCAAGGTACTGACACAACACAACGGCAGTGTCACATTGATGCTGCGCAATGAATCGCCTGTTTTCGCTGTTCAGAGCGATCTCGCCATAGGTCACATTCGGTGTGATCTTGTAGTCAAATGGCTTACCAGGGGTGAATTGCACGGCCTGTACGGCCTGCACCGCCTTCACACCCTGCGCATGCAGATTCATCAGCTTAATCAGCTTGTCAGCATACGCAGGATCTGTTGCATACCCTTCACGCACAAGCCAGCGTGCAGCGTCCTCGCGATCAGGAGCACGATTGCAGCCCTGATACACATTGAAATCCTTGTACCAGCGTTCAACCAGATAGAACACACACGTCTCAAGATCAGGGAAATCAAGGAAGGAATCCTGAATCGTGATCCAACGGCCGTTGATGTATTCCTTCGTGTTGCGATTCGTCCCTGCACCCTTCAGGCCGAAGAAGTTGTTCTCGCCTGATACATGCTTCCCATACCCCGATTCAAGTGCCCACTGCGCTGCAACAAGCTCAGGAAATTTCGCCCCAGCTTTCTTGGCAGCATCAAACACGCCCTGCCAATTATTTTCAAAAAGATTTTGCTTGCCAGCTTGTGACCATGTCTTGAACCAAACTTGATCCCTATTCAACAGATCAGGGGCAACCTTTAACAAGGCTTCTTCAAATTCAAAGATGGCCGCCGTTTGATGCGGTAATGCCTTGTAATACTTGAACAGGTCAACTAGCTTCAGGCGGTTCTGGGTCGTCATCGTTCCAAGGGGATGAGATTGACATCGGTCCACCCAGAAGGCGGCTGTCACCTGTTTGCTCT